TAATGTGAAGCTCCAACATCTCAAGCAGCCTGGTGTACGTGTGAACGAACGCCGTGGCCTGGGCGTCAGTGCAACCGAATTCCGGTGAAGCATCGAGCATCATGATGTTTAACGCCGCGCAAAGGGCGTCGCATTTACCGTAAATGTAGTCACTCATTTGGTTCACTCCTAAATTGTGTTTCGGCGTTCGCACGCCATCGTCAGGACCCACTAGCGGGTCGACACATAATCTATTTCAGGCTCTCGCCTCGGCCGTGACCGCTATTCCTACTTTTTCGTGCATCGTTGACAGACCATATTGCTAGCATCGTGCCAACACGTTTAGCGGGTAGCGGTTAGCCGTTTTTCAGCATTTTAGGCCAAAAGTCTGACATTTTTGTCATAGCATTTCGGTCGTTTTTGCTTAACCCTGCGAATTGCCTAAGCTTTTCTTGTATCAAATTTCTGATAGGGTGTATCAGATTTCTGATATCCGCAAAAAAAACGAAAAAGCTTGCTCTTGTGCTTGGCATGCTTCTTTTCTTTTACAGTTATCGTGCCAAATGCTGCTACCCTTGAAATCATTGACTTTTCTGGACTATCAGATTTCTGATACAAAAAAACCGACCAGTCAGTACAAAAAATCCGACCAGTCGGAAGTCTCAGATTTCTGAGTGTGGGATAACATACGACATGCCCTTACATGTCAGGCGGCCTACGACACGACCCGACAGGCCCCGACACCGCCCGACACGCACCTACATCCCCCTAGGTACATCACTGTCATATCTTTTTTTTCAAAAATTTCAAAAAAATTTTGAAAATTTTCAAATTTTTCCAATTAAGAATTTTTTTTCTCCTACAAAAAACTCTCACCTAATTGGCTTGTCATATCAATTTGCGTCAGTTTTTTGGGTGAATTTCTACAGAAATTTCTAGACATTTTCGTACCAACTTTGCTAGACTTTTTCTACACAATTTCTGTGTATTTTTAAGAAGAATTTCTCGAGCAATTCCACAGTCTTTTCTTAGTATTTTTTAAACAAATTTCTCTAGAAATGTTTAAGCAACTTATTTTGGTTTCTAGGGTTTTCTACAGACACCCCCTATCCCCTTCCCATACCCTCAAAAGTAAGCACTTTCTTCTACATACATAAGCATTTGAGACTTGCGCTAAAGCTAAACGTGCTAACATTCCTTTTGGTGAACGTGAATGTTAAAAGCATTATTCACTCTTCTTCGACTGTGAACGTTTGGGGTATCAATCCCGAGATACTAACGCAACACGCGGCCTCAGTAGCTCAAAGAATCCAGCAATTACAGGAAGTTAGTCAAAAAGCCGAAGGCTCATTGTCGCCTTGGGAGCCAATTACTAATCCCCTGGAAATTGTACATATTCAAGGGTCCGATGCACATATCAACGTTCAAGGCGTTGTTTTGCAGGGCTCAAGCGCAATGCGTTTCCTTATCTCGGAAGGATATTATAACGACCCCAAACTGGTTAGTGACGCAATTAAAATCCTAAATGAAAATGTACTTATTGAAAGAATCATTCTGCATCTTGACACTCCAGGTGGAAATGTTTCTGGATGTTATGAAGTAGGAATGACGATTGAAAATTCTCCAAAGTCTATCATTGCCTCCGTGGCAAATCTCTGCTGTTCGGCGGGCTTCTGGTACGCTGGCGCAGCCGATAAAATTGAAGCATCTCGTATGGACCAAATTGGTTCAATTGGTACCATGATTCAGTTAGTAGATTCTTCAAAGTTTTACGAGAGCATGGGACTTTCTTTTAAAGTAGTCTCTACTGGTAGTCTCAAAGGCGCTTTCGCTGAAGGTACTGAAATTACCCAGGCGCAATTAGATTATGCTCAAGAGCTTGTTGATGGAATTAATAAAATCTTCTTAGAGTTCTTGCTTTCTAATCGCCCGAGCATGCAAGCAAACATGACTACTATTTCGACGGGCAAAGTTTTCTTAGCTGAAGAAGCCCAATCCTTGGGACTAATTGATTCAATTATTTCTTACAACAAACCAACGAAGCAAAAGGAAAAAAATTTCATGGATTTTCAAGCACTTTTGGCTACGCTCACTCCTGAGCAAAAGGCCGCTTTCGAGAATGAAAAGAAATCTGCTGCTGCTGAAGCTGAAGCTCGTGCTGCTAAAGCCGAACAAGCTCTCAAAGATGCAGAGATTACTGCGCGTGCTAATAAGTATGCCGAGGAAGCCAAGTCTTTTGGCAACCTTCCCGGTATCGAGGCTAGTGCGATTGCTGGAATTCTTGCTGCATCGGATGATGCAAAGATTGGCGATGACATTCGTAAGCTACTTAGCTCGTGCACTAAGCTTGTTGCTACTTCGCCAGTGTTGAAGACTGTCGGTTCCTCTACTTCCGAGCCTACGGCTAAGGAAGATTCACGAATTGCTTTGGATACCAAAGATGAAGCCTATTTGAAACTTCATTCCAAGGCGCTTGAAATTGCTGAAAAGGAAAATATCTCTTACGGTATTGCATTCCTTCGGGCCACTAAGTCTAAGTAATCAAACAAAGAAAAGGGAGAAAAGAAAATGTCTGCTTACGGTGAAGGACTTGATGTTGTTCTGGGCGTTGCTGCTGTCGACCTTAGCAGTTATCAATATTGTCCAGTTAAGTTGATCTCAACTGGCGTTGATATTTGTGATGCTGCTACGGACCCAGTTGCTGGTATTCTTCAGAATGCGCCAACGGCCGGACAATCTGCTGTTGTTCGTGTTCACGGAATGTCAAAGGTTAAGGCTGGTGATACGATTGCCATTGGCGATAAACTTCGTCCAGAAGTTACCACTGGACGCGCAGTTGCAGAAGCTGCTGACGGGCTTTCTGATAATGATAAGTTTATTTTTGGTGTTGCTTGCGCCGCTGCTGCCGATGGTGAATTGTTCGAGGCTCTTATTCAGCCGGTTGGCTACAATCAGTATCCTGTGACTACGATTACCTGATAAATTTTTATGGCTTCTTTCGGTGGCTCTACAATCCGAGAAGCGTTCGAAGCTACCGAGGAATTAGTTACTGAGTTTTCCCCGGTACAATTCGATGAAGGTGAATTATCTAAGATTCATGATGTAACAACTGATGGTGGTTACTCAATTGGATTAGCGCAAGAATCTGCAATTGTCGGGCATCCCGCTGATGTAATTATTTTTGGTCTAGCCAAAGCTAAAATTGCAGAATCTTGTCAATGCGGTGACCCATTAACGCCCGATGGCAATGGTAAACTTAGAATTGCCGATGTAGTTGGCGATTATATTCTTGGGCGTGCTGCTTCATTTGGTAGTGCAGCTAATGATATAATTATGGTTCTTGTCACGCACGAAGGTACTGATGCAGATACTGGCGTGACTAGTGTAACTCAAGATATTACTCGAGTTTCCGCTGCAAATTTAACCACAAAACAATACCATTTTGTTGTTCTTGATGGTTCTGGTGAAGTAATTCTCTACGATGACTCTGATTCAATTAAAATGCCTTTGGGAATTCTTCAAAATAATCCAAATATTGGTGGCTCAGCTACTGTGCGTTTGTTTGGTATTAGTTATCTTTACACTGATGGAATTACCGTCACACAAGCAGGCCAATTAATTACTCCACAAAACACCGGAAAAGGTGGAGATTGGCCTTACACCGGGCATGGTGGAACTTGGTGCGCTGGAATGGCATTAACTGCGCCAAATGGAAGTGACCAAATTCAAATTAATTTAACAAACTCCGGTTCAAATGACATTTACGTCCCGTAAACAAAAAAAGGAAACAATCAAATGAAGCCTTCTCTCTCGTCCGTTCATATCGACTCAATTGTCACTGACATGGCAATTGGATATATGCAGCAGTTGCCGCAGGCGATTGCTCGCCGAGTTTTGCCTGTTAAGCGTGTTTCTAAGCCTTCCAACAAATACTTTACATTTTCCAAGGGTGATTTTCTTCGCAATGATTACGCGATTCGTATGCCTGGTACTGCGGCAAAGCGAACCGGCTTTAGTCTTTCGACTGATTCGTATTCTTGTGTTGAACGTGCTCTTGGAATTCCGCTTCCTTGGGAAACGCAAGATGCCGCTGACATCAATTTGCGAAATGCGGCCGCTAAGGTTCTTGCTTCGCAGGCGTTAATTTCAGAAGATATGCTTTTCCGTTCGACTATTTTTAAGGGTGGCGTTTGGACGGCTGACACGGATGACCTTGTTGGTGGCAGCGACTTTACTAAGTGGGCTTCGCCGTCGACTGGCAATCCTATCAAAGCGGTTCTTGAAGCTACTGCAAAAGTTCAAAAGTCTATCGGACAGCCTCGTGGAACTAATTCTGGTTATTCGATTATCACGACTCGTGCAATTATGGACCTTTGGATGCAGCACAATGACTTCCTTGACCGCATTCGGTACACTTCTGCTGGTGTTGCGACTGCTAGCATGATGGCAGAGCTTTTCCAGGTTAAGCAGGTTCTTGTGTTTGAGTCGATTTATGATACTGCGGCTGAAGGCGCTACTTCGACGCCTGGTTTCATTTACGACGCGAATGCTTCTTCGGTTGATAATGAAGGCGTTTTGATTATGTGGAATGATCCGAATACCACGCCTGATTCTGTCAGCCCAACTGCTGGTGCTATCTTCTCTTGGGACCAATACGACCGAGGAATGGCCGAAGGTGCTTTGACTGCGCGTTCTTATGACGAAGTTGCTACTCGTCAGACTGTCTTTGAAGGTTCTTATTACATGGACATGAAGGTGACGGCCCCTACGGCTGGCGTTTTTATGAAGGATTGCATCTCCTAATAAAAAAATGTCTTCCCAAGAAGAAGGTAGTTGGCGGCCTAACGGTTTGCTAACTACCTTTTTTTTGGCTCTTTTTTTAAGGAGCTCAAGCGATGACGTTTACGTTTAATGCAAACCTATCCACAGACCGTGACATAGTTAGACTGAATATTGGCGATACTAATTCCAACGAAGTCTTACTCGCGGATGAAACTATTGATGCCCTGTTAGTTTTATTTCCTGATACGACTAATTGTTCTGTCAAATGTATTGATGCAATTCTTGCTCGAGAATGGCGTGCAATCGGTGACAGGACTGTCATTGGCATTAGCACTAATTTGTCTCAAAGATTTCAGCAATTAAAAGACATTCAATCCCAGTTACTTGCAAGCCAAGCTAGAACGGCTAAAGTTTACGCTGGTGGAACTAGCAAGACTGCAAATGAAGTACTTACTTCTGATACTGATTTAGTTCAGCCGTCAATTTCTCGTGGTGAACCATTAGCTTATTCAAACGAGTAATTCATGTTTCAATTCAAAATCTCTGTTAAAGATAACTCCAAACTAACTGCATACGCTAACGCAGTTAAGAAATCCACGCCAGTCTTCAACATGTTACTTGCTAAAATAACTAAGCAACAAATAGAATTGGAAGTTGCTCGGTTCAAAAAGTCCGGTAAACTCCTTCGCTCTTGGGAAATTAAACGGCAAGCCAACGGCGCTTTAATTTATTCAACAGCACCGCATGCTGAAATTCAGGACGAAGGCGGTCCTCTTTATGCGCGCAACGCCAGGATGATGATAATTCCAAAATCGTCCCTGGCTCGTAATATGATTCACGCCAGGGTACGTGGCTTATTTTTCTCGGCTGGCGCTGTGTTTAAGAAGCATAAATTTGCCACTGAATTTCTTGCCGCTAGGCGTAAATCTGTTAATCTTCCGGGGCATCATTACGTTATTAAAGCTATTGAAAAGGCTGAGCGCAAAGCTGTTCGCGAAATTGAAAACGCTTTGGATGCAATTGACAAACGTACCGGAGGCTAAAAAAACTAATGACTACTCGCAGAGAACGTATTCTTGATAATATTAAAACAACCTTAGCCTACATTACTGTCGCACATGGTTATAATACTACCGTAGTTACTACTTCTGAAACTGTCAAAGATTGGGACGCAGTAAGCACTGGCGAAATGCCCTGGCTAGGTTTTTGTTCTGACCCGCGAGAAGGTACAATTTTCGAGCAAGAGCCCAATGGGCGAATTTGTTGTTATATGAATATTGCAATTGTCGGTCACATAATTGCTTTACCAGGCGCTACTAAAAATCAATTACTCTCCAATCTTGAAGCTGATATTATTAAAGCCATGTATTCAGACCATACTCGAGGACGCTACGCAATTGACACTAAACTTAATACTTCGCTAACTGACGAAGGTGACGATATGATTTATCCAAATAAGCCCACAGGCACAATTATTCAAACTTGGACAGTTAAATATTTCATTACCACAACCAACCAATCCTAGAAAGGCGAAAGTGTTATGGGAGTCGAGAAACTTCATTCTCTTGGACGCGAGCAAGATATCCGTGCTCTTTTCGAGTCAGCATTCGGAACATTCCGAAGGCCTGCGCCTAGTGGTTCTCAAGTTAACGGCAATGCGCGCGCCATTCAATCCAACAATGCAAACTTACAAAAGGATGCGCAAGCTATTACGCGCAAATTTACTAACCCTTTATCACGTGACCATTCTTCTAGGATTAAGCACAAGATTAAGTGTGATGGTAACATCGAGACGGACATTGTTCCCTCTGGTACTCTTGGCGTTGCTCCTGATATTTATCCGTTACTTTTCATGGGAATTGGCGGCATGGTCTACACTATGCAGCTTGAAATTACAGCCTATGCTTCAATGGCTGGCGATACTTTTTCAATCACCCTTTACGATAACTTAGGCAATGCTCAAGTAGAATCCTTTGCTGAACCTGGCGATTTTACCGCCGCGACTTCAAATGCTGCTACTGCTACGAGTCTTGCTGCTGAAATTAATACTCGTGACAACATGTCCGCGACTGTTGTTTCTTCTACCAAAGTGCGAATTACTTTTGCGGATAATATTGTTAACGTCGTTTGTGCTTCGAATTTAGGTTCTACTTGGTCGGGTATCAAAGTTGAATTCTTGACTAACAATCGTCAGCGTGACTTAGGTTCGCTAACTGTTATCCAGAAAATGTCTACGCTTATGCGGGCAATGGTTGGTTCCTGGGTCGAAGAAACGACTATCAAAACCAATTCATCTTCGCAGCCTACGATTACTTTTAAGTTGGGCGGCAAAAATTTAATCACGACTGGCTCTTCTGGAATCGCTTCCGTAACTGATTCTGATACTCTTGTTCTTGACGCCGAAACTGCCCTTGAAGTTAATTCTATGGTAGCGTTCGAGGACTCTAACGGTGTTCTTGACACTAATACTGATGCAGGTTATTTAGTTTCCGCTAACACCGCAGGAACTGTTGACTTTTCAACGGCCCACAATGCCTCGGACACTGATACTATTTATCCTCACTTGCCTACGCCTGTTTACGTTGGTGAGGCAATTTCCGATGTCTCTGGTTCTTTTGAATTCGATGGCGCTCCGCTTGATATTGTTAACTTTGAGCTTACTATTAAAAACAATATTAAGCCCCACGAAGATAATGCTTTCCAGGAAACTGTTTCTGACTACACGACTTCGTGGCGCGAGATTGAAGGAAAATTTTCCATTCGTTGTAATTCTGATGAGGTCGAGAATCTTACGGCTTACTATTCCAATCGACTTCTTGACCATGATATTGTTGCAGTCTTCGGTGAAACCGCTGCGTATAAGATGACTGTTGAACTTCCGCGAATTAATATCACCAAGATGCCTGTCACTACTCCCAATGATGGCGATGTTATGATGGACATCGAATTCATTGCCCTCGCGTCTGATTATGACCAATCGGATGCAATCACCATTACTTTCGACTGAGAAACCAAGGAGCTTCCCATGAAGAAACTTTCTTTAGCTGCAATTGCGGATATTGAGAAAACATTTTTCCCTGATGACGATGAAAATGACCCACAAGCCTTTAAAGTCATCTACAAAGAAATGACCGGCGAAGAATATCTAGCTGCGCGTTTCCGGATGGAAGAACACAAAAACACTAAATCTGATAGATATTTTCTCTTTCGTAATGAAGTTCTCAAGGAGAAAATTGTTCGTTTTGAAAATCTCGAGCTTAATGGCCCGAATGGTTTAGTTGATTGCTCCGATGTTTCTCAGGTAGTGGGCCTTTTGGCTTCGGTGCCTTCGCAGCAAACTTTACTGGATAACATCTTCTATCAAATCTACACCTCTGCTACTTTAAAGACTTCGGAAAAAAACGGATAATCCTTCTCTTCCGCTTGCTAAATTCAACTGCCCCTGAAATTAAATCTATTCTTGGTTGGGGCTGTGGCAAATGCGGACGAGAAGAAACTGAAAAACCAAACATCCCAGAGCAGAAGAGACGGAAAAGCAGAAATTGTGATTCCGTCTCTTCTAAAAAATTTATGCTCCCACCTAGTTTAACAACCGACAAAGAAATCGGCTCACGTTGCCCATGGTCCAGCATTC